ATCACTCTACTTAAAAATGATTTACAATTAGCTTCTGATACATACGATAAAATGTGGTATAAGCGTTTAATTCAAGAATTAGACTGGGCTCTTGAAATGGAGTCTAAACCCAAAGAAAATTGTACTTTACATAAGCGAGGTATTGAATGAATACGTCAGAAAAAACTTGCAATAAATGTGGTCATAGTTGTCATTGCTGGGGTGGTGAATGTCCAGACTGTGTAAATGATGTATGCGAAACTTGTGATTGCGGAACAACTCAGTCCGAACGGGACATTCCAACTTCTTTTATTAATCCAAACACTTAAATGCCTACTAATAAAACCATTAAATTCCATTTGGTAAAACCTTTACCAGATCAAATCATACTCCCACCAGTTGCTTCTAAAAAAGTTGTACCTTCTTGGTTTAAAAATTTACACCCAAAAGTTGAAGATAAAAGATTAGGCGAGATTTCATCAGTAAAGCGTTGTATGCCTTTTTTAGACGCCATGACAGCTGGGTATACTATGTTAATGCATATGGACGTAGTTGTTCAAAAAATGGAAGATGGGACAATTCATCTTCCTTATATTGATAAACAACATCAAGAGTTAATGGAACTTTGGAAACCTATCGAAACGCACCCGTCTACACAAGTTAAGGGTTCAGCTTTTGAAAATATGACTATTCTTAAATATATGAACCCTTGGGTTATTGAAACTCCTAAAGACTACTCAGTCTTGTATTTACCCTGTATCAACAAATTAGAATCTCCTATCATTCCTCTAACAGGTTTAGTAGATTCTGATGTCTATCATAATGTTGTTAATATCCCTTTTTTACATACAGAATTAGAAACTGGAGGTCCTCCTGTTGTAATTCCTGCAGGTACTCCTATTTGTCAAATTATTCCCGTAAAAAGAGATAACTGGACTCAAAAAGTCACAGTATTAGATAAACAACAGATGAAAACTATGACTAAACAAGTAAAAGAAATGGATGAAGATCGTGAGGATTTTTATATGAAAAATTTACATGAAAAGAAAGGATATAACTAATGGATTTAGAAAAACTAAGAGAGGAAATCGCTTATGATGAAGGAGTGGTTCACGAAATTTATTTGGATCATCTTGGCCTCCCTACTTTTGGCATTGGCCATCTTGTGCTTGAGAGCGATCCAGAACATGGATTACCCGTCGGAACGCCAATCGATGAGTCTCGATGCAATGAGGCCTTCGAGCAAGATATCCAAACAGTCTTGTCAGACTGCAACAAGCTTTACCCAGAGTTTGAAGATTTGCCAGAAGAAGCTCAAAGAGTAATTGCTAATATGATGTTTAATATGGGACGTCCTCGTCTCTCAAAATTCAAAGGCATGAAAGCAGGAGTTGATGCTCGTGATTGGAATCGTGCTGCTGATGAAATGATCGATTCTCGTTGGTATCGACAAGTAACTAAACGAGCCGATAGGCTTGTACAACGTATAAGAGCTTTAGCTTAGGAGGAATAAATGCTAAAAAAACTACTAATTGCGAGTGCTTTTGCACTTGCATCTTTTTCTGCTTTTGCAGCCGAACCTGTAAAAGTAGGATTTATTTATGTTGGTCCTATTGGAGACCACGGTTGGACCTATCGTCACGATATCGGTCGTCAACAAGTTGAAGAACATTTTGGCGATGCGGTTGAGACTATTTATCTTGAGTCAGTTGCTGAAGGACCTGATACTGAACGTGCTATTCGTATGATGATTCAAGAAGGTGCTGATATTGTTTTTACCACTTCATTTGGGTTTATGGATCCAACACTTCGAGTAGCAAAAGAAAATCCAGATGTGTATTTTGAACATGCTACTGGTTTTAAACGTCATGATAATATGTCAACCTATGGTTTGAGACTTTATCAAGCTCGTCACGTGCAAGGTGTGATTGCAGGACTGATGACTAAAACAAACAAAATTTGTTATGTCGCCGCTTTTCCAATTCCAGAAGTGATTCGTGAAATTAATACATATTATCTTGGAGCAAAATCAGTTAATCCTGATGTAGATATTGATATTGTTTGGGTTAATACTTGGTACGATCCAGGCAAAGAATCACAAGCTGCAGAAGTTATGATTGCAGATGGTTGTGATATGGTTGCCCAACATACAGACTCTCCTGCTCCACTTCAAGCTGCTCAAAAAGCTGGTGTGCTCGGTTTCGGACAAGCATCAGATCAAATTAAGTTTGCACCAAAAGCACAGCTAACTGCTACTATTGATAACTGGGGTCCCTACTACATTAAAAAGGTACAACAAGTAATCGATGGAAACTGGCAAGTAGAAGACTACTTTGGTCATATGAATGAAGGTGCTGTTGGTATGGCTGACTTTACTAATATGCCAGCAGATGTAGCTGCAAAAGCTCAAGAAGTAAAAGATGCTATTTCTAATGGTGAGTATTTTGCTTTTACGGGTCCTCTATACGATAATACAGGAACTCTTCAACTTAAAGCAGGTGAAATTGCTGATGATATGCATCTTAATACAATGATGTATTATGTTGAAGGTATTGACGCAAAAGTACCTGGAAGTTGATTAATGATTCCAGTAATTGACTTTAAAAAAGATAATGTACTGGAAGAAATTCGCAAAGCCTACACAACTGTGGGCTTTGCTGTTTTTACAAATGCAATATCAGAAGCTCATCAAATGACTATGAATCAGTGGTTTGATAAATGCAAAGAATTTTTTGAACTATCTGCTGAAACTAAAAAACTATATGCATACGAACCTGAAACAAATTTAGGATACTCAATGGTTGGTGATGAGAATGTTGATCCAACAGCTCCTAAAGATATAAAAGAATCTTTTAACTATAATAATAGTCGGATGAAAGACTCTCTTTGGCCTACACAAATTCCTTTTTTTAAAGTAACTGCTTTAAACTCAATTCGTGTAGCTGATGCTCTCACTATTCGTATTTTACGGCTTTTTGATTCTATTTTGGGAACTGACGGAATTTTAGAACGAACTCATCAACGTCCTTATAATACTACTCGAATTATTCACTATCCCGCATATGAAGGTTCTTTAGAAAACAAACAAATGCGAATTGGTGAACACAGTGACTACGGCACTATCACTTTATTGTGGCAACTCAATGATGTGCCTGGTTTAGAAGTACAGGATTTAGGAGGTGTCTGGCATCCCGTACCTTACGAAAAGGATAGTGTCGTAGTTAATATTGGTGACTTACTTCAGAGATGGACTAATGACTATTTTAAATCTACTAAACATCGTGTAGTAAATTCTCATATTCATCTTCCAAGATTTTCAATGCCTCACTTTGTTGATCCAGAGCCTGGAACTATTGTTAATAATCTTACTAAAGAACCAGCAAAATATGAGCCAATTGAAAGTTTGGAATATTTGAACTGGCGATTAGCACAGTCTTACTAATTTTAGTTTGCCTTTTGGTTATTCAAATTATATAATCTATTAATTTGTGCGCAAGGATTATTCCTTGCGCATTTTCTTAAACGAAAGGCGTAAAAATGACTCAATTAATTTCACCAAAAAAATTTACTCGCACTGTAGACCTATTAAGGTCTTTTTTTATGGATAAAGGTTTTGAAGAAGTTCATACTCAAAATCGACTATCTATTTTAGCAGCTTGTGAAGACCCGTTCAATGTTGCTACTTATAACTATGCAGGAAATATTTGGCCTCTTCCACAAACTGGTCAAATGTGGTTAGAACATGAGCTGTTATCACAGCCCGATTCAAAGGGCTTTTTTTGTGTCTCAACTTCGTATAGACAGGAACCTAATGCTATTCCAGGCAGGCATGACATAATTTTTCCAATGTTTGAATTTGAATTTCCAGGCACAATAGATGATTTAAAGTCTATGGAATATGAGTTATGTGAATATTTAGGTTTTGATAGACCTACTGAGAAAACTTATGCTGACTGGCAAGATCATTTTGGTCTTGATAGTTCAGTTGAAATGAAAGCGGAACATGAAGTTGCTATGTATAATGAGTTTGGAAGCACTATGATTACTGACTTTCCAGAAATGACCTCTCCTTTTTGGAATATGAGTCGTTACCCAGGAGAAACAGAGAGTAAAAAGATTGATGTTATTTTAGGCGGTATGGAAACTATTGGATCAGCAGAACGCTCCACAGATGTTGATAAAATGCGTGATACCTTTCACACCATTACAGGTGGTGCTTATTCTAATTTGTTATTTAAGCTATTCGGTAAAGATCGTGTAGAAGCAGAACTTGAAGAGTTTTTAAAATTTGACTTTTTTCCACGAGTTGGTGGAGGCATTGGAATGACTCGCATGATTGCAGCTCTTGATAAGTTAGAAGAAAAGGCACTTGCCGCAGAATAAAGATTTTTCTGGGGTGGTGAAACTGGTAGACACGCACGATTGTTTCTCGTGTGCCGCAAGGTGTGGTGGTTCGAATCCATCTCCCAGAGCCAAATTTTTAATTTAAATTTCACAAAACTGTAACATTTTTGTAATATAATAAAACAAGAGATCATAAGGTCTCTTGTTTTATCTTTTTAAGGAGAAATTAAAATGGAACTTTTAACTCTTTGGATGGGTATTGGTTTTTTATTTGCTGCCTACTCGGTTATTGCAAATGATTCAGTGCAAACTCTCGGTACTTGGATTGCCTCAAATAATGATAGATTTAATTGGAAGACGATGTGGATTGCAGCATCGTCTGTTTTATTATGGGCTTTATGGTACGGTTGGTATATGTATGGTGGTGATATATCATACGGAAGACTGAATAAAATTCCCTTTCAAGAAATTCAGTGGTATCACGCGTTAGCCCCTGGACTTTTACTAATTTTAACGCGTATTGGAGTACCTGTAAGTACTTCGTTTTTAGTATTATCAGCATTTGCTTCAACATTTGTTTTAGAAAAAATGTTGATGAAATCTATGATGGGATATGCAGTTGCTGCTGTAGCCGCTTATGTTATTTGGATTGGTGTAACCAAAATTTTAGATGAATCAAAACCAGTCAAAGAAGAACACAAACGTTGGTGGAGAATCGGTCAATGGGTTACTACTGGTTTTCTATGGTGGACTTGGTTATCTCATGATATGGCAAATATTGCTGTATTTCTTCCAAGACAAATTCCTGTTGATTTAATGATTATTATCAGCGGTGTTTTTGTGTTTGGATTATGGTATATGTTTAGAGAGGGCGGTGGTAAAATACAAAAGATTGTATTAGAAAAACATAATACTCGTTATGTTCGTTCTGCTACAATTATTGATTTAGTGTATTGGCTTATTCTTTACTTCTTTAAAGAACTGAATGATATACCAATGTCAACTACTTGGGTATTTGTTGGTCTGCTTTGTGGTCGTGAACTTGCTATGGCTACAATGATGGGTAAACACAAGTTTAAAGTGGTATTTCCTCTTATTGGTAAAGATTTTCTAAAAATGATGGTTGGACTTGCTGCTTCTGTTGGCGTGGTTTTAACTATTCATTATATTCTTATACCTAACGGATTTTAAAATCCTTGTCAACAACTTGACTTTGGCAGTGTCAAAAAAATGACACTGCCAATTTTCTGTCATTCTTTAAGCTAAAAATAAAAATATTTGCCAAACATGTATTGTGACACTATACTACTCATATGGGTATAAAAATTGCAATAATTATGGGTGCTATAATGGCTACGATGTGTGGAGGATT